GTGGTGCCTACCCGCAGTTTTACCGGGACGTGGGGCGGCAGGAGGCATTGGACACTATTTCCTTGTGGACAGACATGTTTGCCGAGGATGACGCCGCAATCGTGGCCGCCGCCGTCAAGGCGCTGATCGCCACCGACAGCAAGGGCTATCCGCCCCACATCGGCGCGGTAAAGGCCAAGATAAGGCAGCTTACGGAGCGGCCAAAGATGGCCCCGCAGGAGGCTTGGGGGTTGGTATGGCGGGCCGTACAGCGGTCGGCCTACAACAGCCGGGAGGAGTTCAAGCGGCTGCCGCCCATGCTCCGCCGATTGGTGGGGACACCGGAGCAGCTCAAAGCCTGGGCACGGATGGATGCCAATACAGTGCAGAGCGTCATCGGCTCCAACTTCCAGCGCTCCTATCAGGAGCGGGCCAAGCAGGAGGCCGAGTTCCAGGCGCTGCCCGGCGACATAAAACAGATGATTGGAGGGCTGGCCGAACGGCTGGCGTTGGAGGAATCAACATGACATACATCGGAATTGATCCGGGGAAAAACGGAGCTATGGCAGTGCTTAAGGAGGACAGGACTTTCCGAATTGTCCCTTATGGCCCGCAGTCATATGCAGACGAGTTGGAGTTTTCAGAAGCGGACTGCATCGTATGCCTGGAGCATGTGGGAGCCATGCCGGGACAGGGAGTCAACTCCATGTTTCACTTTGGAGAGAACTTCGGTTTTATCCAAGGGCTTCTCACAGCTTTCGGAATCCCTTATGAACTAGTACGTCCGCAGAAATGGAAAAAAGAGTTTTCCATCACCGGGGACAAAAACAGTTCCATTCAGGTGTGCAAGCGGCTGTTCCCTACCGCTAATTTGCGAAAAGAGGGCGGTCGAAAAGACAATGACGGTATGGCAGAGGCCCTATTAATGGCAGAGTATGCTCGCAGGAGGCTGTCCCGTGGATAAGCACTGTGCTGACTGCATCTACAGATGCTATATCACCGCCGGGCTGTACTGCTGCGACTACATAGGCTATACCAGGCATGCCCGCTCTTTGATCTGCCCGCCGGGCGCACGCTGCACAGAGAAAAAGACAGTTCAACGCACCCCGCCGAATCCAAACGGGAGGCCAAAGGCTGTATTTGACGAGGCAACATGTATGCAACTGTACCAGAAGGGCATGAGCGATATCAAGATTGGGAAGCACTTTGGCTTATCAAAAAATCCAATCGCCGCATGGAGGGCTCGGAATAACCTGCCATCAAACAGTAGGTCTCCGCAAGCCAGGATGGCATTTCTCAATGGCCGCTGATAAAGGAGGAACCGAACGATGGACGATAAGACGCGCGCCCTGCTGGGCGACCATGAGGCGGCCAAGCGCCTGACGGATGCGGGGGTGCTGCTGGAATGTAAACTGATATACGGAGATTGCATAGATCTCATGGCTGGATTGCCGGATGATTGCGTGGATTTCCTTTTTACCGACCTCCCATATGGAACGACAAACTGCAGATGGGACACACCCATTGATCTCAATAGGTTTTGGCATGAGGCAAAGAGAGTAGTGCGCAAAGGTGGATGTAAGGCTCTGTTCGCACAGACCCCATTTGATAAGATTTTAGGGTGCAGCAATCTGAATGAACTGCGCTATGAGTGGATTTGGGAAAAGACTCAAGCTACTGGGCATCTAAATGCTAAAAAGATGCCGATGAAAGCTCACGAAAACATCCTGATATTCTACGACCATTTGCCAACCTACAACCCACAGATAACTCACGGACACGAACGAAAAGTTTCGACTGCGGCGCATAAACGGAACTGTAGGACAGGGGAAGTGTATCATGGTTACGGGAAAACGGGATATGACAGTACAGACCGTTACCCCCGTGATGTTTTGCGAGGGCCGAGCGACAAACAAAAATCATGTCTACATGCAACGCAAAAGCCTGTTTGGTTGTGCGAACAGATGATACTTACTTACACAAACCCGGAAGACACAGTACTGGATTGTTGCATGGGAAGCGGGTCTATCGGAGTTGCTTGTTTACAGAATGCCAGAAAATACATTGGAATGGAAAACGACCTTGCGATATTCGAGGTCGCAAAGAGCAGATTGGAAGGTGCTAAATGATTGCACAGGAGCATGTGGAGAAGGTGTGGTCTGGGTGCGAATACTGTAAAAAAACATACAATTAAAATTGTTAGAATTGAAATGGACCATAACGATTCACCTGGAAGTCCCAAACGGCTGAATCCGACGAGAATACCCAAATTTTGCCCTATCTGCGGCGCGCCCATGACGGACGAGGCCGTGGAGATGGTGATGGAGAGATGGGAGGAGCTGAACGATGGTAAGGGCGATTAAACCTTGCCCGTATTGTGGAGGAGAGACCAAAGTCAGACGGGTTGGACGGTGGAGACTGCGATTCTCTGTTTGTTGCTCCCGCTGCGGTAGATCAACTATACCTGGTTCGGGCTGGAAGCTCACAAAACGTGGAGCGATAAAAGAGTGGAACAGTAGGTGGTTGCCCTACGGGAAGGAGAAAACGGATGGGATGGATACGTAGAGAAACAGAAAGGGGTACAACTCAATATATCTGCCCGAATTGCCACGATTATCATGAGTTCCGAGAGGACTTCGGGGAGCAAACGTTCAACGAAAATTTTATTTTCTGCCGCCGCTGCGGAGCAAGAAACGGAACAGGCACTGCGCCCACCCTCACCCCTCAGAACGAGTGGGTGAGCGTGGAGGAAAGGCTTCCGGAACTGCCAGAGAAGGATTGGTGCAGCAAAATGGTTATTTCTTGCGATAAAAATGGCCATGTAGCACCGATGATTTGGGAGCGTGCACAGGTTAGAGGGAAAATGATAGAACGATGGAAATATCATTGGGATAGAATCTATGACGGCGCTGGAATCACCCACTGGATGCCACTCCCCGCACCGCCTGGTGAGGGCAATAATGTCCCTAACGAAGCGCCGAACGATCCGCTGACGCTGAAGGAGCTGCGGGAGATGGATGGTGTAAATGCGCTATGGGTACACAATCTTGCATTTGGATTACACAAGCCCCGTTTCATGCTGGTTAAAAATGTTTCAGAAGATTGGTGGACGTGCTGTGATTTTGATGGATTTAAAACCTTCTGTGCGGCTGACTATGGGGAAAGATATTTATTATACCGCCGCCCGCCGGAGGTATCGCCATGAGACGCCAATACACCCGCCAGGAGCTGGAATCCATCACCCAGGAGACCGCAATATACATTGAGGGAGCAGGGATAGCCCAGCTCCAATGGGGCGGCCTGGAGATTGCAGAGGGGTGCAGGGATGGGTATCTGTACTGCAAGCACATCAAGCCGTTTTCTATGGATCTGTACGGACAATACTGGACGGCCTGGGATGGGCCGCCGGAGGAGGGAAAGTGATGGACATTGAGAAGCTGATTGAGCAGCTAAATGGATATTTTGAAGGGAAGGATTTGAAAAGATTCGTTGCGCTTGACGCTGCCACCGCCCTCTCCACGCTCCAGGAAGAAAACGAGAAGCTGCGGGCCGAGCTGGAAAACTACCGTAAAGGCCATCGCTCCGAGGGTGGATGTGCCGCGGAGAAAGACCGGGATGCTGTATTGGCCGAGCTGGAGCAGGTGAAGCGGGAGAGGGATGCGGCGGTCAGTGATCTGACATTTGTGGTGAATCAATATCGGCTGGAGACAACAGGAATAGACCTTTGCGGACTTTGTGAGTATGATTTGCCACCAGTAGGGGAAAATGGACAAACCGCAGAATGCCCCGGATTTTATGTGAACGATTGCTTTAAGTGGCGCGGCCCGGAGGAGGGGTGAGCATGGGAAAGAAACCAAATTTGGTAGGACAAAAATTCGGGAGGCTAACAGTTACTGAATTATATGGAACGGCAAAAGGGCACAAGCAACGGTGGAAATGTGTTTGCGATTGTGGCGGCGAGGCAGTTGTGACAACGAACAACCTCACGAGTGGGCAAGTGAAAAGTTGCGGTTGCTACCAAAAAGAGGTCCGGTCTAAAACGAAATACAAGCACGGAATGAGCCATAGCCGAATTTATAGAATTTGGAGCAATATGAAGGCAAGGTGCGAAACAGAAACCAATAAGGCGTATGAACTATATGGTGGCCGTGGGATAAGCGTCTGCGCAGAATGGGAGGAGTTTATCCCGTTTAGGGATTGGGCTTTATCTAATGGCTATCAGGATAATCTAACGCTTGATAGGATAAATAACGACGGGAATTATGAGCCGGAAAATTGTCGTTGGGCGACACCAAAAGAGCAAGGAAACAATACCAGGTGTTGCCACTATATCACTTATAACGGAGAGACAAAAACCGTTCGTGGCTGGGAAGAAGCACTTGGGTATAGTCGCGGGATAATTTATAGTAGGCTAAAATCTGGATGGAGTGTCGAACGGGCAATCGAAGAAAAGCCCCATCAAAGAAAGGCGGGATAAGATGGATTTTTGCGGGATTTCGGAGACGAGACTCCGTGAACTGGCCCAGGCGGACAGGATGATCGGGAAAGAAGTTTGGGCGCAAGCAAAATACTTAAACATTTTCCAGACAAAGCCAAGCCTCATTCAAAGAACGACAATTCAGTATGTTTCTCTGTTAAAAGGTGGAGACATCCTGTGCCATACTCAAACCTGTGCTTTCCCATTGAATGAAATTGGCAAAACCGTGTTCCTCGCCCGCGAGGAAGCCGCACTACGGAGGGAGCAGGATGGCTGATATTCTGACGATCATAGCTGCTGTGGAGTGGATGGCGCTTGGCCTGCTTGTCCTGTGGAAGCTCAAGGGGTGGAATCGAAAGATGGAAGAGTTATACGAAGACATGAAGAAACAGTGGGAGGCGGAGGAATGAAGGAGTACATCGAGAAGGCGGCTGTTGAGAATATGCTTGAAACCGCTCAACTGATTTCTGACGGAGAATACTGTGGATACTGTACGGAAGATGTGAGCCTGAATAGTATCCCCGCCGCCGAAGTTGCGGAGGTGAGGCACGGGAGATGGATTGTCCACTTTGACCATTTCGCTCCATACCAAAAATGCAGTGTTTGCGGGTTTGAAATTCCACTTGTAGCGACAGAAAATGAAGCGGAAATGTGCTTTTACAAGCATTGCCCAGAATGTACTGCTCGCATGGACGAGGAGGACGAGCATGACTAAGTGTTGCGCCACCTGCCGCTGGTACGCCGAATTTGAGGGCGTGTGCTGTAACGGAGACAGCGAGTGGCGAGGAGATTTTAGGGATGATGATGATGATGGGTGCGAGAAATGGGAAGGAGGGGAGAAACAAGTATGAAGTTTCGGAACCCTGAGACGGGGGAAGTGGTGACAGACGAGCAAGCACACGGGCAATTTTGTAGGGGTAGAAATTGCTGTGAATGTCCGATGAACCAAACCCAAGAAAATTGCATTGGGTTTAGAAGGTCCCGCCCCTACGAAGCCGCCCGCCTGATGGGCTACGAGGTGGTGGAGGATGATATGCCGGAGGCGGCAAAACATAAGGAAACCAACGCCATAGAAGGTATGTGCTGCGACTGTGCTCACGGAGGCCCCTGTTGCTTCTGGTACGAGAACGAGGATTGCCAACACAAGAAAGAGGACGGCACTTGCTGGGTGCCATACACAAAGGTGGAGGCCAATTTAAACGAAGCCATCGAAAAGTACCTGAAAATCATCGACTCCATCCACGACGGGGAGGGCGGACAATGAAATGCGAGAAATGCGGAAAGGAAATCGGGCATCTGTTGGTTGATACTTTCCTCTATGATGGGAGCGACACTGATATTGAGCAGCCGGTTATTGAGTGCGAGAAAAATGCCGCTTACATTGAAACCACGCAAAACTGGACCGGATATGATCTGTCAGAGGAAGAAATGCTCGAAACGATAACCTGCCCACACTGCAAACAGTTCCCATTCAAGAGCAAAGAGATACAGGTCTATGATGTGGTGCGGGTGGTCTGCTTCAAGACGGAGGAGGGCGGACAGCATGAGCAGTAAAATCCTTTTCCCGACTTTCAATGTCTCTCTCGGTCAAGCGATAAATATTGTAAAAACGGGTCTGGCTGATGAAAGCATTTCCATCAAAACACGGGTACTTGCCATTGACCATGTGGCCCACATGGAGACGCACAACAGCATCACCAAGGACGAGTTAGTGGAGGCCTTGCGGTGGCTATTTGACCACTACGACTTCGAGGAGGATTGACGGCATGAGTGAGTGGATCAGCGTCAAGGAGAGGCTGCCGGAAAAAGAAAATGAGATGGTCTTAGTTACCGACGGATTAACCGTTATTACAGGCTTCAGAAACTGGATGTTTAGACTGGAAGATGGAAAAGTTTATACACCAGGTCTAAAGATGGGTGGAGGGTCAATGGAGGTTACGCATTGGATGCCTCTCCCAGACCCGCCGAAGGAGGGATAGCCCTTGAACCGTGCAGAGCAGGAGGCCCTTATTATCAAATATCGCTATCTGGTACGCTCCGTGGCCTATTCTGTCTCCAATGAGGCAGCTAAAGACGAAGACGCCCTACAAAATGGTCTGATCGGTTTATGGGAAGCAACCAAAAGGTGGGACGGAAACCGTCCCTTTGAGCCTCTAGCCCGCCGCTGCATCCGCTGCAACATTATTGATTACATACGCTCAATACACCCGGATGACTCGTTGGAGGAGGACATTCCATCCGAGGAGAACATTGCAGCTCTCCAATCCTATGAGGACCAGGACTTTCTTGCTCTGGTTTATAAATTGTTCCCCCGCCGAAGCCGGGAGCGAAGGGTGCTGCTGGCTCTGATGCGCGGAGAATCCAAGCCAGTTATCGCCGCCAAGCTGGGGTGTTCTCGTCAAACCGTCTACAATATCAGTCGGGCCGCCTGGCAAAAACTACAGGTCGAAGCCGAACAAGAAGCGCAGGGGCGTTGACCCCTGCGCTTTCTTTATAGCCTGTATTGGTCGAGCATGACCCTTATGTGGGCCACATCATCCACCATTTTCTCGTGCTATCAGCCCCAGTTCGCCTTCTGGATTGCCAGCTTCATTTCTGAGGTCAGAAACGCTCCTGGAACCGCACGCGGGCCATTGACATGCCTTTACCCCATTCCAAGCCTGGCCAAGAGGAATCCAACCACTCCGGTGATGATGGCCGTGATCACTGTCTCCCAGCGCTTGTTCGGCTTCTCTTTCAGGGCGTTTATATCAGCGGACATGGTGGCAAGCTGTGCAATGATCTGGCTGTACTGGGTGGTAACAGCCGTCATACCACGCTCCAAGGCCCCAAGGCGGTTGTAGATCTTCTCGTGAGAGCGTGAGCGCTCCTTCTTCTCGTCCTCCAGCGTCCTCTCCAGTGCCTTGATGCGGACGAGGGAAGCGCAGTCCGTCCCGCTGCACTCGTGCTCCGACATCGGTCACGCCCCCTTCCCCTGTGCCCGCTCGGCCTGTGTTCCGAAGTAGAACGCAATGATAACGGTGAACACGGTAAGGAACTGGTCGATGCCCACCATCCCACTGGCGGAAAGATAAGCAAATACCACCGTCAGAATAAGGGTGACGATGGACTTCACGGTCAGCAGTCTGGACAGTCGTTCTTTCATGGTAAGTACCTTCCTTTCTAATTCTTGCTCATAAGGCTCCAGAAATAGTTTGCCTGGGCCGAAGTCATACCGGCCCTTTGCAATGCAGCCAGTTTTTCCTCCTTCTTTCCTTCTCCGGCGTAGATGGCGTAGTATCGTTGGTAGTCCTCAACACTCAGGCCCCAGTCTCGTGCCCGCTCCCATTTCCGGCGTCCCGCATCCGATACCTGTTCCACGGCATAGAGCACTTCCTTTTCCTCCTGGCTCAATCCACTAGTTTCAATGGCGGCGATGGTCTCAGCCTGGTTCGTCCTTCCACTTCCGTCCGTATCCTTTTCCTGGACGGCCCAGTGCAGATAGTCCTGTGCCGGCATACCGGCCTGATATGCCTCCCGCACCTTCTTTCCGCTGAGGAGAGAGCCCCCATACTGCCCACGCAGCAGAAGATATTCCGATGTCGAAATGCCAAATTCTTTCTTTGCGTTCTGGGCCTCCGCTACCCAATCTTCCGGCTGATAATCACTGACCGCAGCCTTCCCCAGCATATCGGCGTAGTTATACACGCTGCTCACCGCCTGGGTCTTCTCCTCGTCTCCAAGGCTTCGGTACAGGCTGCTGTCCAGCAATTCCTCCAGAAGCTTAAACTGTGTCTGCCCTCGCTTCGTGGCATATTCCACATATTGCTCCCCGGTCAGATCCACCCGCTCGCCGTCCACCGTGATGTACTTCTGCGGCCGATCCGGCACCACGCCGCCGTCTCCGGTCTGGTTGTAGAGCCGTTGAATCTCTTTGTCTACGTCCGTCACCTGCATACTAGAGGTATAGGCCGGATTCAGGAAGTTGTCCATCGCCCGCATGGGCAGCGTCCCGCTCTTCTCCTCTCTCCCCCATGCGTCGATATAGGGCACTTGCTGGTAGTCCCAGCCTGGAATCCGGGCGCTGGCCCGCCCGATGGCGTACTGGATATCGGTGGGCAGCCGCAGGTTCTTGTCGGTGTAGGTGGTCATGCGCACGTCCTCGGCGGAGCGCTCAATCTGTCCGCCCACAGTGGGCACCGCCTGGGAAAAGTAGCTGATTAGAGTGGAGGAAAGCAACGCCCCCAGTTTGTTATCCGCAAAAGACCAACTGTCGATGATATCGTTGAGAGACTGGAGCATGCTCAGCTCCAGCATGGGGTCGGAGATGGATTTCAGGGCGGTGTAAATACTCTCTGCCGTGTTCCCCCCCTGCCCCATGGAATCCATCAGCTCCACGCCCATGAAGAAGGGCAGGGCTTCTGGTGCCAGCCAATCCAGCGTGACGTTCCCGCCGCCGGGGAGGTTCAGCGCGTAATTCTGAACACCCGTCAGATCGTTTATGGTGTCCTGCCCCTCGTCGTCCCCGCCGCCGCTGGTGACAATCCCCTGGGCAAACAGGTATGCGCCCAGGGCCATGAGACCAGAGCCGGTCAACCCGGCGGCAATGTGGTCGATGGCTTCCGCTCCCGTCATCTCACCCTTCTTCGCCTTCACCAGATCATAGCTCAGTGCCTTAGCCAGCCCCGCCGGGCTGTACTCCAGGCCCCGCACAAGGATGTTGGCTGGGGTACGTCGGAACGGAAGCACTGCGTCTATCGCAGAGTTTACAACCTTTCTCCCTTTGCCCTGATATCGAGTGGAGACAAAATCCGACACCGCGTTTCGGTCTTGATAGGTTGCCTTTAGCGCTTCCTGCCCTGCGTAGTCCCGCGCCCGGCTGAGAAGCTGCGCGTCCACCGTGTTGTTCCGCATCTGCTCTGCCGTCACGCCGTTTGCCTGGAGGTATCCGGCCAGGGCGTCGGCATAGGTGATGCGCTTGAAAATGGCGTCCTCCGCCTCCAGCGCCCATGAGTTCCCCTTGCGGGCTGCCTCCAGCGGCAGTGTCTTGAAAATCCTCCGTCGGCTGTTGATGTCGCTCCTGATGTCGTCATACTTATTCCCGGAAAGCACGTCCTGCACATTTGTCCAGTCCGCCCACGCCGCCTTGTAGAGCGCCGGGTTGGCCGCGAACGATTTGGTGCGCTCCAGCTTTCCCCCGCTGGCCTTGGAGACTCCCGCCTCGATAGCCGCCGCCACGCGGTCTTTTGTCCAGCGCAGCGGCTGAAATCCGACGTTGCCTACGACGTTTCGGATATGCGTCCTGGGGTTAAAGAGCATCGCCATGTACCGCCAGGCGTTCCATTTATCCTGCCATGTGGCGGGCACCTGGGCGGCCACGTTATCCTTGATTTTATCCAGCACTGCGTCCCGGCCCGTCTGGTCGGTCTGCTGGTTGAACTCCTCAATCAACGCCGGGTCGATGGTGATCTCCAGATCCTTGTAGTTTTTCTGGATGGCCTTTTCCAGCTCAATTACCACGCGCTGGGCGGCGTAAAGCTGGTCGCTGGGGGCCAGCTTGCGCAGGATGGAGGCCGCCTGTACTGCCTGCCCGGCGGTGGTCTCCATCTGCGCGTAGAGGGAAAGCAACTCCGCCGTGGCCTTCCCGTCTCCCGCGTTGGCTGCATTCACCAGAAGCTGCTGCCCCAGGGTGGCAATGTCCTTGGAAACTAAGCCCTTGCGCACCTGGGTGGAGAACTCCTCCAGCGCCCGCTGATATCCCTTCATCTCAATGGTTTTCACGGCCCGGTCAATGGAAGCCCTGTCACTCACTCGGTCATAGGACAGCTCCCCGCGCAGCACCATGTTCTGAATGTCGCCCACCGCCTCGTCGGGAATAGCCTTTGCCCCCATGGCGGTGGAGGCGGTCTTGCGGATGGGCCGCCCCTGCGGGTCGGTGGTGGGCACGTCCACCGGTCGGGCCGCGTTGGCCCCTTCGGGGAAGAACTCGCTCTTGGTGCCCTGGAACTCCGACCAGGGGTCGAAGCCCTTCCGAGCTGCGCCGACGGAACTCTCCGGGCCTGTCTCAAAGGCAGGCCCAGGCCCCTCCCTGGGCGTATCCTGTGTTTCACCGCGATCGCCCTGCTGTAGGTTGACATCCTGCCCGGCTGGGGGTATACTGTTTCTAGCGAGGACATCATCAGCCATCGCCTGGGGCACTGGACGCCCTTTGGAAAGAAGCTGATAAATGTCCTCGTTATTTTTTGTATACAGCACATTTTCGCCATTATTACCAATGATTCTTTGGATATAATCCGCCCCAAATGCAGATGCAACATCGTTTTGAACATCAATTGCACCCTGTGCATTTAGGTGGATCGGAATAATAACAGGTTTTCCGTCCAAATCGTTCCATTCTGTAAGAACGATCTTACTCGCAAGACCTCTCGAATTGCTTTGCGGGTTCTCTATAATTGCAATGGGGTCTGCAAGTTGATAAGGGAGATTTTTAAGCGCTGATAGCCCAAGATTATGCTTTCCACCCATATATCCGGATGGATATGCAATTTTCCTTGCGACGCTTTGCCGCATGTGCAGATCAAGCGCAGGCGCTCCATACTCAGCGAGAATGGATGGCGTCTGCCCGAGCACGATATCGGCGCCAGTAGGAAGCGTGCCCATAAAAACGCCGTCGATTGCAGATTGATACCGGCGTATATTATCTATTGAAACAAGAGGTTCCACATCTGCATTTTTCTGCACAGCTCCAGGAAGTTCCGCCCGGATAACCTGCTCGCCCGGCATGCGGTTATCCGCCTGCTGATAGGCGGGGGAACCGGGCAGGAAGAGGCCACTTTTGGCCTCTTCGACCGTCGGTAAGGTAACGGCCAGCGGATTTCCGCTGGAATACCGGGCCATGTTCTGACCCGCCTGGATATTGGCGGTGGCTCTCTGGGTAATGTCCTCGTTGCTCCCGATAGCCCTCCGGGTGGTTCTGATGTCGGACGCCGCATTAGAAATCGCCCCCGGCAGCTCTAGGCCGCCCTGGAGCACTCCGGCGGCCACCGCGCCCATGATGGCACTCTGCGCAATCTCCTCCGGTGTGGCGTTGGGGGCGTCCGGGTCATAAATGGCCCGCTGCAAATAAGGGGTGAGAACGGTGGAAAGCGCCTCCTCGCCGCCCTCGCCTGCGATATCCAGGGCCCGGCTGACCAGGGGGCTGGCCTTGACTGCCTCGGCAATCTTCCCCACCTTTCCGCCGCCCAGGCCGGGGATGCCGCCCACGATGCCCTCAATGGCGGTCTCCAGGGCCCCAGAGGCCGCGCCAAAGGCCAGCGCCCGCCCGGTGTCCGCCCCCTCCGCTTTGGCCTGGCTGGCCGCGTTGCCCGCCGCCTGAATGCCGAACAGCGCCCGGCCCACGTTCTCCCCGCGGGAAAGCGCCTGGGCCGCGTTGAGCCCCTTCCCTGCTGCGGACACGACCTTGGACGCGCCGATGCCGGGCAGCATCTGCACCACGGTCTGCCCGATACCCGTCACGTTCTGCGCGCCCTGGCTGGGGTTGTACTTCTCCGCCAGTTTCTGCTCCAGGTCTTGCGTTATACTGTTATCTAAAAAAGCATCTGCGTTTCGGCCGGCCCACTCTGATACCGGGTTGGGAGCCAGGCCACCAAGAGAACTGATCCCCTGCACTCCCTTATAGAAGCCGCTGCCGATGAAGTCTGTAACCCCTTCCGCCGCCCCTAAAAGAGCGGTACCAGCCCGTCCCCATGCGTATGGACTAATGAGTTCATCCGCAGAAGACGGCAAAATACTGAGACCTTCAAAAAATCCACTCTTGGCTGGGGTGGTCAGTGGGTTGGTTTTCTGCTTAACTGTCGGAAGTGTGACCTTCTTTCCCTTGCTCTCCGGCAAAGAGGAGGGAGCTGTGGTTTTACTGATACGTGGAGACGGGGCAGCGCTCTGTGATACACTCTGCTGCAAGGTGTTAAAAACCGTCTGCGTTGTCGGCCGCTTTTTCCCAAGCGGGTCAACATTGATTGCGCTCCCTGTTACCTTGGATTGCAGCTCTGACAGCTTCGCCATAAGGGCACCTCTAAATCAAGGACTGAATATTACCGAAACTGGGCCGGGAAGGGACTGTCGAAGTGGTTCCGCGCCGGAATTTGATCAGCCCGGTAGCAGGATCTTGATATGCTTCCACCTGTCCACTATCCACCATCTGCTCCAGGTAGGCCCTGCTGACCGGCCCATAGCCGAGCGCCGTCACGCTGGACATGTCGATTCCACTCCATTCTGAATTGTTCCCCTGCACCTGGCTGCCACCAACCGAACCTCCTGCGTTAGAGGTTGGGGCGGATACGTTCTCGACGGTGCCACTGCCGGTAGTTCCTCCAGTACCTCTCCCGGCATTTCCGCTCCGGCCTCCCGCGGCCGTGAGGGACGCCTGGAGCGAAAGCTGATTGATATACGCCTGTGCATCCGCCGCCGTAATGCCCATGGCGTCCAGCATCTCCTGAGAGGGCATAAGCCCCATCTCAAGAAAGGCGTTTCCGTACTGGGCCATCTGCTGGCGCTCGGCCAGAGCTGAACTGGCTGCATCCTGCTGCTGCTGATATTGGAGCTGCTGATTCTGGAGATCCATCTGATACTGCTGCATCAGAGCCTCCATGTTTGCCTGCTGGACACGCACCTTTTCCTGATACAAGGCCGCCGCCAGAGCGGCGTCGCCGTTGGCCTCCGCCTCCGCGATGGCGTTGTTGTACTCCACCTCGGCGTTCGCCATCTGCTGTTCCAGGTCTGCGTAGGTCTGCGCTTCCGCTGTGCTCAGTTCGTTCAGGTTATTCTGCAAGGCTACGTTGCGGGCTAGCTCGGCCTGGCCGCCCGCGCCGGAGTTCAAACCAGCCGCCGCCGCATACTCATTGAAGTTACGAGCTGCCAGCTCACTGGCCCCTGCCGCCTGGTTCCGGGCGTTCTGATACCGGGTGTCCACACCCTCCCCCGCCCGGTTGATTGCATTGACGTTCTGCTGGTAGGCGTTGTTAATCTGCGCCAAAGCGGCCCGCTTCTGCGCCGCATACATCTCCTCCAGATAGTTGGAATAGTCCTCAACTTGAGGAAGCTGCGGCGTTGTCAATCCACCCGCGCTGCCGCTCCAAGTACCTGTAACCGGGTCAAAGCTGACGTTCCCCCCGTTCTGGTTCAACAGGCCGGACAAATACTTGTTTTCCTCCTCCAGCCGCTTCTTTTCCTCGTCGCTGGCCCCCCACCAGGCATTTGAGTTTTGATTCATCTGGTCTTTAATCTGCTGCTGGATTCCGGTGTTTACTCCTACCCCGGAGGCGCTGTTCCCCTTTCCCGAGCTCCCCCCGCCTGAACTTCCTTTCCCGGAGGAAGAACTTCCCTTGGAGCCGCTGGAGCCACCCGTGGTTGTCCACTTGCCAGTACCGGGATTGAAGGTGGAGCTTCCTCCCGTCATGCTGTCAATCTGGCTTTGCAGGCGTTCGTTCTCCTTGTGCAGGCGGTCTTGCTCGGCCTTATTGGCTCCATGCCACGCCTGGGAGTTCTTGTTCATCTGGTCTTGCAAATCCTTGATGCTTGCCATTTCGTCCTCCTTTCCAGCTTGTTCAGCTCAATAGGTTTAAGCGCTCCAGTACGACGGCCAGCTCCTGCCGGGTCATATTATCGCGGGGACGGGTGCCGTCCAGTACGCCCTTGTCTTTGGCCTTTCCCCACGCTTCAGCGGCCCAACTGTCCGGGGTATCCTCTGCATTGTCCTCTCCCGGTTCGGCTTGCCACGCCACGCCCAGGAACTCACAGATGCCCTTTGCGGTGGCTTCGGCCAGCTTGTCCCGATACTTGGTATCTTTGAGATACTCCACGTCGGTCTTATTGGTATGGAAGCCGTACTCAATCAGGCAGGCGGGAGCGTCCGTCTTGGCGAGCACGGTATACATCTCATGCTTGATAGGTTCACTTCTCAGGGAAACCCCGGCGGCGTGGAAGGCGTTGACCAGCTTGGAGGCCAGCACATTGCGGGAGGCCGTCATGGGCCCGGCGCTGGTGTAGATCTCCAGCCCGGACGCGCTCGACCAGCCGCCCTCCACGGCCGCGTTGGTGTGGATGCTCACAAAGCAGTCCGGCTTTGCTTTGTTGCTGATGTTGGCCCGCTCCGTGAGGCTGGGGTAGTTGTCCGCTGTCTTGGTGAGCACCACGCCCACCCCCTGGGCCTCCAGCAACGGCTTGATGCGTTGGGCCATATCCAAGGTAAACTCCCACTCCTTGTATGTACCATCCGGGGAGCCGTTGACGTTGCCCGGCCCGTGTCCGGGGTCAAGGCATACAGTGTGCTTGTTCATAGGCTTGTCCTCCTGTTCCGGCGGTGCTTGGCCCGCCTGCTTGAGATACACGCAAATCCAGTTGTGCACCTTGCGGCTGGCGGTGATGCGCTCGCCACCAAAGTCACACTGGCTGGAGCCGCCCCCATCCAGCATGACGGCGGAGGACCAGCCCAGCCCGGCCAGCTCGTCCCTCAGAGTTTCCGGCGTGGCTGCGTCTCCGGTCCCATCGCCAGAGCAATAGAGGGCCAGACTGCCACCACGCAGGCCAATGGCGCTGCGCCCCCTCTTGCCTCCCTGGGCTGATCCGTAGGAGGGCTTATCCACCGGCTTACCGGAGGTAACGAGGGCGGTCACAGCGATAAAGTTGGCCGCTCCCCTGTACTCGGATGTCATGCGGATGTCCGGGCCCTTGTCCCAGGCGTAGCCCATCGGACGCCAGGGCGTGCCGGAGAGCATCGCCCCGCCCACCTTAAGCAGCGGGCAGGGGGTGCCGTCTGGGTTCCACATGCCGCCATTGAGCACGTAATGAGCCTTTGTTTCAGCCTTGACCTGAGAGAGCGTCTTGCGGCAGTTGGTGACTCTCAGCTCAATCCGCTCCACGGACGAGAGCGGGATGTATGTAATGAGCTTACTCATTTGATTCACATCCTTTTATCCAGCGATCCCGCTGTTGATTACTGTTCCGGGGCCAGCAGCCCGGCCAGCTCCTGGTACTCCTCCGGGGTGAGCCGGTCGGCGGCCAGGTAGACATCCATCTTCTCCTGGAGGCCGTCGGTGCGGCCCCGGTCAATGAGCAGCTTGCAGAGGTTGTATACGGTTGTCATGGCGTCTCCTTTCTCATGTGGCAGCGGTGGTAGTCAGCTCCAGCATACACAGCCGCGCCTCGTGCTCGGCCAGCATGTCCAGGGTGGTATCTTCTGCGGAGGGCGGCTGGGGCTCCGGCTCTGGCTCAGGGGGCCGCTCAGTGGGCGTGACACCCACCAGCCTGCCCTCCTCAATCTGGAGGTTACACCAGCCATAGGTCGCCCACACCGTGTCATGGAGGTGGGCGGGCACCTCTATGTAGCCCTCCAGCCAGCAGGCGCGCCGCCCGCTCTGGCTCTGGATCGGGTGCTGGCCGGTCTCCAACGGGTCAATTTGGATGATGGTCATATTTAATTCACCTCTTATTTCTAAACTATGGCGTAGTAGTGATATACAACTTGAGATAAATTAAGCTGCACAGTTGCTGCATCAGATGGAGTATAGTTATAATACCAACTGAAAGTTTTTCCATCCGCTGATTTTTTACCGTAAGAATCTCTTGAGTTGCTAGAGTAGAAAAAACCAAAGCCGCTTGTATACTCAGTAGGGATAATGCTGCCGGGAATAATGACAGAAGTTTCGCCAGTACCAGAATTGTCGATACTTCGATACGAATCTGGCCATTGCATGCCATAAATACAGAGTATTTTAAAGGGTTCGGCTAAGGTTATTTGATTAGGGTTGCTTTTACCTGTTTTTCCTGTCCCCACATAGCTCCCCAAAATAACCTTCGCCCCCGCGTGCTCGTCCACATACTGCTTATTAGCGGCATCCGTGGAATCAGCAGGAGCGGCCAGATTGGCTATCTTGTGACCACTCATGCTGATTGCCCCGGACATGACTCCACCGGAACTTGCAAGAGCCCCCACCTGCTCCGCCGTAACGGCGTGGGGGTTGTTCTTGTTCCCGGTGTGGGCGGTCAGGGCCTGCTGCACCGCCTCCGCGCTGCCCGCCGGGTCATAGTCCATCTTTGGGAGCTGCCCGGCGGGCACCTTGCCATCGGGCCCCAGCGTCGCCACGCCATTAGGCGCGCCCTTCTCGGTGATGGGAACCGCCCCGGTATCTGCCGCCGACGGTATCCAGCTTTCCGGCCTCGCCCCTACCATTTCCGCGGTATAGTCTCCCTCGGCGGGAACCACGGCTCCGCTGCGTCCGTTGAAGGTCGTCACGCCGCCGCCCGCCGCGCCCTGCGCTACACCCGCCCAGTATTTGGCGTTATTGGTATTCTCACCCTCCCGGATTCCAGTGCCACCCTCGGTCCAGCTTTGAGAGAGTGTAGCGCTGGCCTCCGCCGCGTTCTTCGCCGCCAGCGCCTGGGCCGCATTGCTCTGTGCGCTCTCCGCACTGGCCGCCGCTGCCCCTGCGCTCTGCGCGGCCTGGGATGCGCTGCCGGATGCCGCTCCGGCGCTCTGTGCAGACTGGGACGCACTCCCGGACGCCGCCGTCTCGCTCCCTTTCGCGTTGGTTTCGCTGGCCTTGGCCGCCTGGGCGGAGGCCGCCGCCGCATCGGCGTTGGCCTTGCTGGTGGCGTTGTACTGCTCCAGCTTCTGTGTAACCTCCAAAGTAAAGCGATCCGGGCCGATGGAGGCGGGGCGGATGGAGGCCGTCACCGTTTTATTGTTCCCGCTCCCGTCTACGGAAAAGGCCACCTCGGCGGAGTTCTGGAAGGTGTAGGTGTCGATCAGCTTGGAAACATCCGTCTTGGTCTGGCTGCCATCCACGTTGGTGATTACCAGATAGGTGCCGCCCTGCTCGTCCACCAGGGCCATGGTGGCAGGCACCTTCTCCAGCGCCGTGTCGAAGGTCTCCTTGGAGCCGTCCTTCTTGGTGACGGTAATCACTCCGGTGGTCAGATCCACATGCACGGTCTCCACCAGGTTTTCCGTCTCCTGGCCCACGTAGCTGTTTGTCTCAGACTTAGTATAGCGGTCGGTCAGCGCGTCGTTGAAGGCGTCCAGCACCTCCTGCACCGTCTCGCCGGGGAAGTCATCCACCGCCGCGCCAATGTTGGACGCGCCGCCGGTGCCGCCGTCCCCGGTAATGGCGGGGATCAGCGTCCCGTTGATGTACTCTTTGAGCCAGATAGCCGCCTGATCGAATCGCTTTTTCAGCTCCTCCGGGGTAAGGCCCTGTACGTCGTTGGGTTCGTCGTCCAGCTTCTGGATGATCTCAATGTCCTTTTCAAAAGGTGTGATTGCCACAAAAGCACCTCATTTCACGTTTCCGGTGTAGCGCACCTGCAAATCCACGGAAAGCACGGTCGCCGTGGCGGAGGCAGACTTGCTGCGGATAATGAGCTTGTAGTAGGTTACCTTCTTCACCTTCAGCTTGGAGCGAATGAGCTGCGGCTTCCGGTTGGTGCCGAAACTCCAGTGCTCAAAGCTCATGTTCAGGAAGGTCGCCAGACCGGCGGAGACAATCTTGTCCGGGTACTCCGACTTGACGTTGGACTCCGCCGTCAGCGTCACAATGGCCTGGCTCTCCGGCTTCATGGCTGTCCAGACGGTGGAGGAGTATTTACGCCTCCAATCCAGGTCAAAATCCATGGAACCGCTCTCCCAGTATGCGTTGATGTCCTCAAGGTTGTCATTCCGGTACTCCCTGGAGAACTCCATGATCCGGCCATCTAGCGTCCCGAAATAGAGCGTGCCCTCCACGGCCACCACGGCGTTTACCGGAAGATTGTCGTAAAAGTACCAGGAATTATTTTGGTAGTTGTTGACGATGGCCTGCCCGCCGTAGAAAATGTAATATTCCTGGTTCCACTCGTCGTCAAAGCAAATGGCCTGCGTCAGATCAAACGCTCCCAGGGTGGCGGCCACCTTATCAGAGACCCGCTTGGCATTGCGCTCGTCGCGGACGGAGTTGGCCGCCAGTGACCACTCGTAGACCGAACGCCCGTAGACTGTGCGGGCGTTGTTGTCCACCAGCTTTGCCTGGCCCGGTGCCGCGTTTCCGATGGAGCGGTTCAGCGACGAAGTGTAGAACGCCGCCGACACACTGCCGTCCCCCAGGGTAAGGGTGGAGTACGAACAGGAGTAGGCCGAGTCTGTTTTGAAGATCAGTAGGCGGTCATAGTGGCGGATCATAGCGGTAATGGGTGTATTGGCGCTGTCCACCGCCACCGTGTTGTACTGCGGGAAATACTCTGCCGACGCCTGCCCGTTCTCGTCCAGGCCGGAGAAAATCGCCTCGTTGGTGCCGTCTCCATACAAGAATGCCCGGCTGTCCGATTCGCCGTTGTAGAGCTCTGCAAACCGCATTCCGGTTACCTTGGCCCGCTCTCCCGTGCCCTTCCGCCATGTAAAGGTAATTGTGTTAACACCCTTTGGCGGCGCAGAGTCGAAGGTCACCTTTCCTTTTTCCAGGTCTGCCGTATACTTGATCTCGGTGCCCTCCACCGAGATGACCTCGTCCAGCTTGTTCTCAGGGAGCTGGAACTCCTTGGCCTCGCCATCCGGGGAATACTCCGCCCTCTTCTTCCCTGTCAGCAGATTCATCGGCTCCAGAAGCGTGCCGCCGCCAGTGGGCGGGGCCGCAGTAGTGACAATGGGTATGTATCCCTCCACCGCCGCCGGGGCCCCCTCACCGTCCCAGGAATAGTATTCCGTGCCGGTGAGGATGTAGAGCTTATCGGAAAAGCCAAACATGGAGGTCTGGCTGTCGTGGATGGCCCCCTTGTCCGCCGCCGTGTGCTCCTCCAGATCCAAGTCCCACAGGTGTCCGCCGCAGGCCGCCAGAACATGGTGCTTCCCCGCGATGTAGCCGCTCCACATCCCTCGGACCGGGTTCCCGGAGGACAGTTCCGCCAAGAGACCGTAGCCGGGCCTGATTTGCAGATGGTTTTCGGCGGTAATGCGGAAATTGCGCATCTCGGCGGCCTCTCCCATTTTCATGTGTGTGTCGCCGTCGGGAGACTCGTTCAGGCCAAGCCACTTCTTAATCTGATAGATTTTGGTCTCACTGGTGCTGACAATGTTCGCCACGTCACCACCTCCCGAAGCATCCGTACTCAATCCCGCCGTACATGGTCTCGATGTCCTCCGCCTGCGCCGGAATCGCACTGCGGTACTCCTCCAGCAGCTCGTCATACCTCTGGTTGAAGTAGGCGGCCACGTCCGGATTTTCATCCAGAAGCAGATGGGCCGCCAGCCCATAGGGAAGAACGCCCTGGCAAATACCGTCGTCCAGCCCGATCGGGGTGTCAAAGTCCGCAATCTCCGGGCAGATAGGCCGCTTGCCCGGCTCCGTCACCCGGTAGGTATCCGAGGCCGGAAAGCACTCTACCCGCAGTATGTTGAGAATGGGGATTGTGCGGTTTTTATACTCGCGGGTATCCGCCGTGTCGGTGGCACCAGTGGACTCGTTCACCTCGTCCATCAGGTTCATGGCCTTTTCAAAAATCCATTGGGCGGTCGTTGCCACGCCGTTCTTCCTCCTCTCTGTTGGCAGTCGGGCGGGGCTGAAGCCCCGCCCGGGCCCTTTCTGCTTAACCGCCGGCGCCTACCACGGTGTAGCTGGCCACCGCGGAGGGGAACTTGCCGGTCTCCACGTCCACGGCCTTGACCACAACGCCCTTCTCCGCGCTGAACGTGTTGGAATACACCTGCGCCGTAGCGGAATAGCGGGGGTCGGTGCCGTCCACGGTGTACTTGCAGGTGCCCTTCTTGGTGATGGTCACAGTGCCGGTGGTGTCCTTAATGGTGGGAGCCGCCGTCACACTGCCAGATGCTCCGGCCACGTACAGTCCGTTGGCCTTGGTACCCAGCACGAAGGAGTCGTGATAGATGCGCCCCTCCAGCAGATTGCCGCCGATGCCGGGCGGATCCTGGTGGATCTTCATGTCGTTCAGCTTCACCGGGTCTACCGTGGAGCCCTTGTACTTCACCAGGAAGTACACCCCGGCGGGCAGATAGGAGGCGGGCACCCGCTTGACTACCATATTGTCAATCTCTCCCACCTCGCCCTTGCTGACGGACTTCTTGCCCAGGGCCTCGATGGAGATGAACTGGTCAGACAGGGCCAGCAGCTTGAAATACTCGTTGGGGATGTAGAGGGTGCGGTTGCTCCAGGGAACCAGCCGGTCGGACATGGCCGCGCCAGCGTCGAAGATCGCGTCCACAATGTCGCCCTTGGTCGGCGCAGCAGACAGGCCCTCAATAATACCCGCATTGGTGCACCACTCGCGGAAGCGGTACTTGTCCACATAGGGAATGACCTGCTGCTCAATCTGCCGCTTGGCGGCGCGGGTGGCTCCCTTGATGTTGTACTGGTCGGACTGGTTGCCCTTGTCGATGGTGAACGTCCAGGACTTCTCGTCCCGCATGGTCATCTCCTGGACGGTATCACCCAGCTCCACGGGGGTGCCGTACCGGTTGGAACCGGTGCGCTGGTAGTCCACCAGGGGCACGGTGTCCACGCTCCACACCCGCACCGTGCGGGTGCCGGAGAAGGAGTAGTCGTGGCCGGTGGCGCTGTCGGTCAGAGAGTCCTGCTTGAATGCCTCGGCTACCTTCTTGGAGAAGGCTTCCGCTAAATTGATTGCCATAATACTTCCTTTCCGCCCTCACCGAACCGGGCGGAGGGATGGGCCTCACCGTCTCCGGTTCGGCCTCTTGGGCTCTTTTCCTTAATCTGCCTCGTCCCAGTATTTGGAGATGAGGCCGGCGTTGTCGTCTGCGGTGTCCCCGCCCAGGCTGCCGGGGGTCTTGTCCCGGTTGGCCTTGTTCTGCCGCTCAGCGGCCAGCTCAGCCTGGAGGCGCTTGTTCTCCCAGCGGGTGTACGCATTTGTGAGCGTGTCGCCTCCGCGCACCGCGCCCCACACCTCGGGCGGAATGCTCTTGGGATCTACGCCGGGGTATGACTGATAGAACGCCTCAATGTCCTGCTTCCGGGCCTGGGCCTGCTGCTGAGCATGCTTCAGAACGCTGTTTTGCTGGTCTTGATACGCCTGGATTTCGGCCCGCTGCCGCGCAAGGTCGGCCCGTTCCTTTTCCATGCTCACCCTGGCTGCCGCGTCCTGCTCGTTCATGCCGGTTGCGATGAGCTCCTGCTTTCTGCAATAGTCCAGGTAATCGCCAACCGACATACCGTTGCGCTGGGCGTAGGATTTCATCAGCTCCAGGGCGGGATCCGCTTCCTGTCGGTACTGCCGGAGCTGGTCTCGCTCCTGCCGCACATGGTCGTAGTCCCACCCCTTCTGCGCCATGGCGACCAGCTCGTCACGGGTCACCTGGCGGGTCTCGTCCCGGTTCTTGAGGGTAAACAGCTCCGGCTGCGCTACCGGCGCATCCGGCGCTTTTGGTTCCGCAGGAGGGGTTTCCTCGCCGCCCTTCGGCTGGTCTGCCGCAGCCGCCGCCTCCGTCCCCTCTGCTTCGCCCGCCGGGTCCTCCGCGCTCCAGGCGGATTCAATGTCGCCCTGCACGGTCTCCATGGTCTCGTCCATATTGCTTCGCTCCTTCCCGCCCTGGTCTGGGCGGCTTTTATTTGGTCACGGCTGGTCCGCCGCTATACCCGTATCTGGGAGAGGTCCATTCCCTCCATGCCGGTCTGATTGATGGCCCTCTGTAGGTTCCCGTAGCCGGAACCCGCCGCCAGGTCGATTGTGTTACCCTGCCCAGCCTGTACGGCTCCCGTCTGCCCCTGCATGGCTGGCTGAACCATCCCCATCCGCTCCCGCAGGGTCTGAATCAGCTCCTGCTGGTTGGAGATGTAGCCGTTGGGCACCCGCTCCAGGTAGTCCACCACGTTAATCTGGCCGTTCATCAGGAGATTGTCCAGGGTCTGCATCTGCGCAATCTCACTCCAGTAGGCCGAGCCGCCCACGTCCAGCTTAATGGACAACGGCACCTGGTTGAGCAGGGAGAAGTCAAACTCCGTGGGCCGCGGCTTGTCGTCCGGCACCTGCCCCAGGTAGAGCATCTCCTGCTTCTCTTCCTCGGTTGGTTTCAAGTCCACATAGCGAACCCCATAGTAGGCCCGCATCTGATCCAGCCAGATACGCCCCAAATCCTCGACGCACTGGAAGAAATTCTGCTTGGTTAGCTCCATGGGCACCGAGGAGGCTTTCTGCAAGGCGATGATGGCGGAGGTGTTGTCCGGCCTGGTATCGCCCAGGGCCGCGTCTGTGGCCCCCATAAACTCCTTGGTGAGGGAGATGGCAAGCTCGATAAACTGGCTCACCTGGGGCGAGATGGCCGCCGGGTCGATGGCACGGGCCACGTTGGTCACGTCTCCGCCGTTGACCGGGATGGCCTTCCCCACCCCGGAGTCCCACCGGGCAATCCGGGTCTTGTCGTATACAATCTTCGGATAGGCGGTGGTCATGAGGGAGATCATCGTCATGGCAAACATCTTGTTCACGAAGATCTGGTTTGGAATCAGCCCGGTCACCGCCGCCTGGCCGTGATAACAGTTCTGCACGTAGTCCCAATTCATCCAAACAATGGGATAGAGCTGCATCCCCGTGTCCCACTGGCTGCGCACCACCGCGTCCTTGGTGGTCTTGATGGCGCGGACGGTTCCCCCATCTTTCCAGAAGCGGGTGATGGTGGTCACCTTTCCGTCGGTCATAGCGTCAAAGCGGTCGCCGGTCTCGTCGCAGTCCGATAAGATGTCCTCCGCCGCGCCGCCCTGCGCCCTGGCCTGCTCCTTTACCTCGTCCAGCAGCTCCCGGCGGGAGATCAGAAGATAGGGCTGGCTCTGCACATCCCGGTTTGTGGGGTTACCGAAGGACACGCGGGTATTTTCCAAAATTTCTGTGCGGATGGTGCCCTTCGCCGTCTGCCCGGTCTCCGCATCGGGGTCAAACCAAACGTAAATGCAGGCGTCTCCGTCTACTGCGGCGTTGCGCATGAACTCGCGGGTCTGTTTCCCTAGCTTATTTTGCTCAAACAGGGCCTCAAACTGGGCGTTGACCACATCCGTCAGCTGTTCCAGATCCCCCAGGGCCGCCATGCCGGAGGAGGACAGAGGCGACGCCGCCATTTTGAGATTATCCGTGGCTGTAGAGGCCACCACATAGAGGATGATCCGCTTGATGAAGTTGAACACTGGGGTGGGAAGGCCGTTGGACTGCACTCCCTCCCACTGCTTCCCGATGTAAAAGTTCTCGTTGGCCCGCACATTGTCATACAGATTGAGCCCGGCCTTGAAGTTGCAGGCCGTCTCGTACTCGTTCCACACGGACTCGGGGGTGATTTCCTTCTTTGCCATCACTCACCCTCCCGCCGGGGCGGCCACTGATAGCCCATGATATTGTCAATGCCCTCCTGCAACAGCCGCTCCGCCTGGCGTGCGTCCTCCTCCGCCTTCGGGTCGGCCCCCGTGGCCGCATGTCCCAGCTCCACGTGCACCTCCGGCGCGGGCGGTTCCCACTCCAGCCGTTTCTCCAGAGCCTCCAGGCGGGCCTCCAGCCGCCCCACGTGCAGGGCAAGCGAAATCAGCTTGTTCATGTCCTTATCCTCCGTAGCTCAGATATCCGTCGGCGGCCTCTCCGCCGGTCATGTAGTCGTCGTACTCCTCCACATAGTCCACATCGTCCCGCTCCGGCCGCACCGGCTCCAGCCGTGCCCCCATCATCCGGTAGATCAGCCCATAGCGCAGGGCGTCGGGACTGTGGGTAATCTCGTGGGGCTCTTTGGCGCAGTCCGAGGGGTTCTTTTCGTCGTGCTGGAGGGCGGGCAAATCCCGGATCATCCGAGGGCAGTCCTCGGTGAAGAGCATCCCCGGGCGTCCGTCCGGTCGCTCCTTCAGGAACTCCTTCACCACCATCCAGCCCTGCACCCGCTGGCTGGAGGCCCGGACAATCCCGATGCCGTTCTCCATGAAAATCTCGGCCATGGTGCGCCCCGTGTCCTTCTGGGTGCTCCACATGTCCGGCGGGGCAACAGTAAACTGAATCTGCTCCTCTGGCGGGGTCAGCCGACGCATGGCCGCCGCTGCCTCGGACACAATCAGGCCGCTCTCGCAATACTCCCGGTACACCCACACCCGGTCGTCAAAGTCAATGGCGAACCAGTAGCAGGCGAACATATCAAGTCCGTAGTCAAACGCCCGGTAGCGGGGCCACTCCTTAGGCACAATAAAGGGCTTCACCACGTGCCGCTCCCGCCGGAACTCGCTGAAATACTGTCCGGCCATGGCATCCCAATCGCCGTAGCGGTGGGCCGCCCGGATGTCCTCCGGCAGTGTGTCCAGCATCTGGATGTACTCCGGGGACGCTTTCAGCAGCTCCTTGTTGTCCTCCACCGTGGCGGGGATGAAGGAGTAATCCCGTCCGCTCTCGACGCCCTCATACTCCCGTGTGACAAACAGCCGTTTCACCCACTGATGCCCGACGCCGCCGGGGTTACAGGTCAAATAGAAGTGCTTCGGAATCTCGTTGACGCCACGGAGCGTCGCGCCCATGGTGCGGAACTCATACTCGGTGAAGTGGGTGGCCTCGTCCATGAAAATCCAGTCGTATTCCTGGCCCTGGTACTCCGTGATAGCCGCTGCGCTCTGCAAGTGGCCGAACTTCACGGTGGAACCGTTGGCAAAGAACAGCATTCGCATGGTGCCGTTGTAGGTGGCAATCAGGTCGCCGCAGGGCCGCCCGTCCATCGTAGCGGAGTTAACCAGTTTGTTCATGGGCTGGATGATAGTCTGCTCCAGCTCCGGGTAGGTACGCCGCAGAATCAGAATCTTGATGCCCGGATACTGCAAGGCCCCCCGGATGCAGGCCCGGATCAGCACGTGGGTCTTGCCGCCGCCCCGCGCGCCGCCATAGGCCGTGTACCGGGTCTTGCTCTCTATGAACTGCCACTGCTTGGGATACAGCTCCCCCAGCTCCAGCTTGATTTCCCCCGTGGGCTGATTCGGTTTCCGCCTTGCCACAACCTACCTCCAGACAAACGAAAAGAGGCCAACCGCCGAGTTTTCCTCGGTAGTTGGCCTCTAGGGCTCTTTCAATATCACCGGATGGGATGCCTTGCACTTGGGGCAGTAGGGAGCCACCCCGCTCCCGTGGGCACCCTTCTCCAGCGCCCCGATCTTGGCCCAGGTCACCGGACACAATACCCATCCGCCCTGAACCACAGCTCTCTGTTTTGAAATTTTCGGGTCTGCCATGAAAACATCCCCACCCCCTGTTTTGTAGTACCCCCGCCCCCGTCTCCTGCAACTGCGGGGCGGCAAATTTGAGCGGGTGAGGATTTG